AGAGCAGTGTTTCCACGCCTGGTCGTACAGGATCGCCATCATGCGACCATCAACATCGGCAAGAAGTGACTCCTCCTCGTCGCTGAAGAGTCGTTGACCATCTTTGTCAACGAGAGTCTTTGCGACGAGCAGTCTTCGCATCTTCTCGACACTGCTGTTGGTTACTCCACCTTTTTTGTCTTGCAATTGCAGTTCGTATTGCGAACGCTCTCGCTCCGTCAAGGATTGCATCCGATAGGTTTCACCATCGAATGAAAATTCCTTGAAACGCCGTTTTGCTTTTGCAAGAATCGCTTCTCGGGTAGACACTAGGACTCTTCTCCTTCATCCAGTTCTTCTTCGATCTCGACCATAGACTCCCCGTCGCCATTGGCGGCGAGGAAGTCTTCAAACGCTTTCGGGTGGTATGGGTATGGCAATGCAACTGCATGCCCTGCAAGTTTTTCGCACTCCTGACGCACCGCCTCCCAAACTTCGTCGGGATACCCGACGAAGCCTTGGAGTGCAGCGCCAGCATGCGGAGGCAGATAGGCCACCCTGTGTCCATCAACCACGACGACCTTGTTCTCACGGAGAACAGTTTCCCCGGCGTAGTCAATCCCAAAGTCGTCAATCAATTCAACAATCACGATTAAGCCTCTTCAAAATTAAGCTGCGTTAGTGACACTGATGTCCTTGCCGTCGAATTGAAGGACGTAAGAACCGGCCATGATTTCCCCGTTCGCACACTTGGGCAGATTCGCCTCCTTGATGAAAGCCTTGCCTGCGAAGGTTCCGGCACCACCGGGGTAGGTGATGGTAACAACCGTCCCGGCATAATCGCCTGGGTCAGTTGGAACCATCTTGTCTCCAACGAGGGCTGCCGTACCAGTTCCAAGGAACAAGAAGTTCACTTTGACTTCTGGGGCTTCACGCAGATCGCTCGGGACAAGATTCTTGTACCCGGTCGTCGTGAGGGTCGAAACGTCGAGAGTTGCAACCGAGATTTTGATTTCCTCGATTGAGGTAACAAAAGCCGTAACTCCCAAGCCACTGATCGTAGCGCCGTTGCCGGTAAAAGGTACAGTTGGTGCTGGCATAACTAACTAGCCTCCGAGTAATGAACCATCAAATCAAAACGAACCCAGTAACGATGAACCTGCGACCCGTCGTTAGGTGGGTCATCCCCATACTCGTCCCCGGAATCTATTTCAGTTCCGTGGAAAAGATATCCATCAGTTGTTCCTTGATAGGAACAAATACCACTCTTGCGAACCGCCTCAGCCACTTGGTCGGCCTGGGCTCTTGAGTCCGCGATGCACACGACCTCAAATCGCGAGTGAGCGCTTCGAGTCACATCCGCAAGGTAGTGGTCTCGAAGCGTCGAAATCCTGCTGTAAACAATGCACGGCGTGGCTGCCTTTGGTGGCATCCAGTCTGTATACATCCTCTGACCGATCAGCGATGAGATCGCCGACACGGAAAGAAGCTTCGTTCGCAATGCACTTGCAATACTTGCCATTACAGTTCGCCAGTAACCATGATGATCGTTCGTGCCGCTGCCTCCTGGGAACCGCTGACAACCCTGATGTACTTTGCGCCTTGAAAGACATTGGGGTCGACGGCAACAAACCGCGAGGCACCGACGCTAACGCTGTATTCCGTTCCTGCGTTGTAGACGTTGGTGAACGTCTCGGCGTCGAAAGACGCCTGGAAGGTAAACGCAGTCCCGGTCAGTGCGGCCGGGGTGATAAAAGCAACAAGGCAGTGATTTGCGCGAACAGCGTATGAAGCCGATGTAGTGCCCTGTAACGCAATAGTCACAGTGCCTTGTTGTAGTGTCTTAGCCATTAGACTTTGATCCTTTCGAGTTCTTGCTCGATCGTTGCAACGGCTCGCGAAATCTGTTGCGGAATAGTCTCGTCATAAGCCTTTTTCATGAACCACTGCTCTTTTGGGAAATGCCAGGTCTCGCCGCTTCGAGAGGCCTTCCGGGCATAGGTGTATCGCCTGCCAGATCTGCTGATGGCGTTGATGACCTGCCCTGGCTTACCCCAGTAATAATGCGTGCGTTTTTCCGATAGCGGGTGGTTGTATTGCTGCTTGATCCCCTCGGAATATTGAGCCCCAACAAACACCATCGCGCCCCATTTAGTCTTGAATGTCTTTCGTCCGATGTGCTGCCCCGATGAGTGAATTGCCCATCGAGTAGGATCAAAGTGCTCAGTCTTGTTTCGTCCCCACTTCAATCGGGACTTGCTTTTGATACTGTCTGGGGCAATCGCCCGAGCCTTTGCAATCACTGGCTTGGCTGCTGACTGCAAGGCTTTGTCGGTTACTTCGTACTGGATATGGGCGACCAGATTTTCCAGCTTCTTAAGTTCGCTTTGCTGAAACTCAAAATCATAGGTGATCATAGGTCGCCTGCTGCTCGGGTTGAGAGTTCCATGTATCTGTCCATGCCGTCAAGCTTTCGAATGGCGATTATTCCGTAGTACTTGCCTTCGTGCTTGACTCGCATCTTGGTGTCGTATCCATCGCGGTGCCGTACGGTGAATACAGCTGTCGTCGATGGTTCGTATTGTTTTCCTCGAATCATCTCCATCCCGCCTACTGGCAGGACAGAAGCTGGTTCGTCAACCAAATAGTCGTTCCATGTGACGATCGGCTCGCCGTAGGCATCCAGCGTTTCCGTTGGCTGCTGGATGGTAATGCGATGCCGCATTGCACCCAATCGCAGCGATCGCGGGCGACCAGCCGTCATGGGTAGTTGCTCCTGGTAAATCTTGCGACGAGGCTTTCATAAGGCATGAAGGACATCGCGCTAGGAGGAACAAGCATGTCTCGGTTTTCAAAGTAATGACCGACAAGCAATAGCATGGCCCGCTTGGCAATTGCAGGTACTAGCGCCCCGTCCGCGCTGTACCCGCAAACATAGGTGATTTGCCATGCGTCCCAGCGTACGGCTGTGACCGGGTAGTCCTTGTCGTATGCCAACCGAACTGACCTCCTGCCTTTGTCTAGCTGGTAAATCGTCGGCGACAAAGTCTGGAGGACGTTATTGGTGTCGTAATATTTGATGTGTGTGATCGACGCGATCGGCCGGCGAGGAAGATAGACCTCGTCGTCCATCATGTCGGTGATCACCTTTACCGTTTGGTGGCAGGTGACCGTACTGGTGTCATGTTCCCACTGCTCCCGAGCTTCGGAAATCAGGCTAGCGACCACTGCGTCGTGGCTTGTATCGCTGGACGCGATGCTCAGCTGGGCTTTCGCTTCGCTCAGCGATAGCGGTTCCGTCGCCGGACCACTCACTAGCTCTGGTATCAGTCTCTTCGGTTGCATGTTCGGCAATGCCTCTTTTGACAAGCAGTTCGCCCGCTCCTTCCGAAATGCCTGCCAGCCTTGTTCCGGCTGGCAGGCTATTCCATCGTTGAAGCAGGACAAACATTACGGAACCAAGCAAACGTCGCCGTCAGCCATGGCTAGCGAACTGTCCGGGGCAATCTTGCCACGAGACAGGATAGCCATGCCGCTGACATGTCCGCCGCTGGCCCCGTCGCCGTACGTTGCAACAACCTTCAAGAAAGGTTCCTTGCCACGCATGTCGATATGGAAGACGCAGATCTGTCCGTCGTCGGTGGCCGATGGCAGGGCAAGCGTTGCCCCACCAAGACCGAGACCGCCAGCGAACGTAGCGCCAGCGATGTCCCCGAAAACGCCACCCGAGGTGGTAGCCTGCTGGACCTTCAAGGCGGTCATCGCGATGTCGGTAGCACCCAGCAAGACACAGATGGTGACGTAGTCGTAGTTGCGAGCGTCGATTTCAACGGCGACCGCAGTGTTGTTGTCGATTAACCCAGCTGGGCGAATCGCGGCAACGTATTTGTTGTGTTGCATTTCATTCATATCAAGTTCTCCAATTCAAGTGGTGAGTGTTGTGTCAAAGAGATCAGCCAAGCTTCAATTGGATGACTGGGCCTGCGGCCGAGGCGGTGCCGGTTTCGTGAATGTTGATGTCGTATCGCAGCGTGCTGCGAATCGCGACTTGATCAAATTCGAAGTAGCGAGAGGAATCGGCGCTGATGGTTACACCACGGCGATTGCCGATAGTGGATGCCATGCTCAGGTCGCCGAAATAGCCGTAGATAGTCCCGGTCGTCGGGGCAGACGGCAGTGCATTCGAGAACACCACCGGATACCCGAACAGGGTCAACTGCGGGCCCGAGGCGATCATCTGCGTCGTAACACCACCGGCAGCCAGCTGGAGGCGAGCACCGGTCTGCCAGTAAACCGAAGAGTGGAAGTAAAACTTCGGCGAGATACCAGGGAAGCGGGGGAGCTTGGCAACTGCCGCTTCCAGGTCTTCCAAGGTCAAGGCGGACATGGTCGTGCGACCGGTAGCCGTATGAATCGAGCCAGCCTTGAGAACGTTCTTGAGCCCAACGATGCCGTGGTAAGCAGTCGTCCCATCCCCATCGACGTAGCACTGGTCTTGCTTGACGGCGTGAGCATAGGCAATTTCGTCGGCCAAATAGGAGGCCATCGAAATCACGGAGTCCTCGTTCAGCTCGCTGCTGATCCGAGTCAGGGTCGCCCATTTGCGAGCGGTCATGCTAATCTGAGCGAAGGTCGCATCAGATTGCTGGATTTCTCCAGCTTCGCTGACAGCGTAGGCCGTCAGACCGCTGAGCCGCCGAGGAATGGTGACCGTGTCGGTGGTCATCGGGTAGTTGCGAGCTTCACGCCCGAACACACCGTACTCTTCCATCAGCTTGATGATGGCAGACTCAAATCCAGGTGGCACAAACACACCACCCTTCATATCGTCGTTTTCGCCCATCGCGCCGTATTGGACGCCGTGATTGCGACACCACTCCTGGGCTCGGCGGTTACCCCCGATGGAAGCCAACAGGAACTGACCCGAGGTGTAAGCTTCTTCGGGATCTTCGAACCCTTTGACATTCCCCGTGGCGCGAGGCTTGGCGGGGACGCGAGACTCGTTGTCCAGGCGATTCCCAAGGACAGCCTGCGCTCGAGCCTCGATCTTCAGGGCTCGTTCGAGCTGGGCTTGCAAATCAGAGATTTTGCCTTTGCTGTCCCCTGCGCCCTGGATGGCGTCGACTTCAGCCAACTCTTCGGTGCTGAGTTCGCGAGACTCTTCGGTTGCCACGGCAACGATGGCTTCGACTTTTGCGTTGAGCGCTGCGATTTCATCGCGTAATTGCTGAGAGCTTTTCATGCTAATGGTCCTCTGTGCGCGGCAGGGACCAAATGACAAACGGCATGGAACCTGCCGACTGGTGAAAAAAACAACCAGTCCGCTAGTCCATGCCGCTTAGTAGTTGCATGAATGTTGCAAGAACAAATTTTGTGGAACTGCAATTGCTAGGCAAGTGCAGGTCGATGGCAGAAATGTATCAGCTTCTGCTGAATTGTCAAGCGCGCGGGAAGATTCGCAACTTGGCCGCCTGCCGTCGCACTGGGGTGACCGGCTTTTCTTCGGTGCAAGCAGCGACTAGGTCAACCGGAGGGCGGTCGAACCAAGCAGCGATCTTTGGCTTGGCCGAGGTCTTTCCTGCCTTCTTGGTCGCCAACCCCGCAGCAACAGCCTCCTCGGCAGTGAACCAAGTCTCGGCATCAAGCATCGACTCGATCTCGGCCTGCTCCTTGCCAAGGTAGGATGCATAGATCTCGACCATCGAGCGGTCATAGGCATCGGTTTGCTCAAGCCGCTTGCGGACTTCTGAGGCAGTGCCGTAAAAGCCCGCTCGAGCCCTGTGGATCATCCAGCGACTTCCCTCGGCGGTCACCCTGGACTCCCCAGCCAATGCGATTACAGATGCAATGGATGCCGCTAGCGAGTCGACGTAGACATCGACGCCTGGCTCGTAGGACTTTAGCAGCGAATGGATGGCGATCCCGGTGTCGATCACACCTCCGACCGAGTTGATGTGAACCTTTGCTCGCTTGCCTTTGAGCGAATCGAGAGCCTCGATGACATCGGTTTCGCTGATCTCGCCGCCCCACTGCTCAGGACCAATGGACCCGTATAGGTAAATTTGACCAGTTTTTTGATTGACTTTTATCACTGCAACTCCTCCAAAATCTTGGCGGCCCGGTTTGGCCAGTCTTTAACCATCTCGGAAACAGTTTCCTTGAGGTTCTCCTGCGTGCTCTTGCCGGAAGCATCCAGCAAGTATCCAATCGATTGTGAACAGTGCTCCCTCGCCAAATCTCGGTCCAGGCCAATGGACTCAAGCTTGTCTGCTAGCTTAGGCTCCCACCTCGAATAGTATCTGTCGATCCAGGCAACAAAGTTTCCTCGGTTCGTGCCGTTAACGGCGTCATTTGCTTCACGCTTGAGAAGGGACCGAACCATTTCTTGGGCGGCTAATCTTGCTCGGCCGTTGTCCTGCCGATCGCTTTCATCGTCTGCTGGTTCGTCCTGCTCCTCCTGATCTGCCCCTGGCTGACCAGGCGTGATCGCTGGGTTCGCGTACTCGTCCCCGCCTTCGTAGGAGTTCATGTCAAGCTTCTCTCTCGCTTCGTTGGGTGACATGATGCGAGCGTTGATCGCCAGCGAAAGGCTATCGATGGTCGTTTTGTAGTCGGCCCGAAGTAGTGCCGCGACATTGAACTTGAAGTAGTGGGAGTCGCGGTCCTTTTCTTTTTGGCTGAGCAATTTCTCGTTGCACTCCTCTTCCCACTTGCAAAGCCATCGCATCAAGCAACTTGACAGATATCCTAGGTTTTTCTGCTCAAGCGAGTTGTACGACACGGAACTGTCGTCGCCGAGGATTTGCTCAAGCAGGAACCAAAGGGCAGCATCTTGCCGCTGGAATCGCCGCTGCTCGATAAATTGCGCATCGGAGTTGGACATCTGGAGGACGTTGGCTTTTACCCCGTCGCGAAGCAACCCTGTCTTTCCTGCATTGTGTTCGCCGTCGTGGTTCTTGCGGAAGAACTCAAGGAACTCTTTGGCGTCTTCTTCCTTGCGGAACATGCCAGCCGGTGCCTCAAGCATGATTCCGCCAGAGTAGCCGCGACGCAGTTGAGAGGACGCGCGAGACTCAGCCCCTTTGCCTAGCCCCCAAGACTCCGCAGCAATCTTTAGAAGCGACTTTCCCTCGACTCCATCAAAGCCGAGCCCAGGTATATGCAATACGTTTTCGTCTGGGATGATCACGGTGTCTTCGGGTGACTGCCGCATATCGGTCAGCAAGTCAAATCGGTCGTCCCTCGATGGCTTGCAGGCATGCATCTTTTCGCCGTCAATCATACCGGTGATTGTCCGGTCAGGCATCAGTGGGATTAGTTCTACCGGGGCCCCGGTGAGGTCTCGCGAGATGTACGCCCGTCCGTTACCCCAAAGCAAGGCGTGGCAAGTCAGTTGCTCCTTGAAGATGAAAGGGGTCTGGTATGCGTTTGGCCGTCTTCGCATGAGACGATAGCCAGTATGCCTCTTGGCTGGCTCAGAGCCTTCGTCGGTGCGTTTTAGGACGCTTAGCGGGAGCTGGCCGACATGACCGCAGATTTTATTTACAGCGTGCCATACTGGCGCGTAGGCTATTGCTTGGTCGGCATTCAGCGAGGACACACCGTCTTCCTGGCCACCCCGAAGCCATTCGACCAACCAACGTAACGGGTATGCTAATCCTGACATGGTTGCTCCTAAAATACCGCCATTGATCCGCTAGACTTCTCGGGTTGCAAAGACGCAATCCTATATGCCATGACCACCGCAACGATCGGGTCGATCTTTTGCGACGACTCTCGCTTGTCAAACATCCATCGATCCTGTCGGTCGCGAGAAATGATTGCGTTTGACGCGCACCACCTTAGCAACCTTGAGTCTGGAAAAACGATCCGCTGCTCTTCAATAAGTTGCAAAAAGTCGCGAATGGCTTCGTTGAAATTCGCTTGGTTTTGCGCCATCCTGGCGGCGGTTATCCGTTCCTTGCCAAGGTTCTCGGCGATCTGCTGCCCGTTGTACGGGTCGTAGGCAACCGTCGAGCACCCTGTCTGCTCCAACTCCTCAAGCAGGCTTGCTTGCAAGTCGGCAATAGGAAATTCGCTTTTGACTAGCTCTCCGCTGTACACCCATTCGCTGAACGGGTGGACGGTGAGGTCTCGTTTTGTCTCGGCCGATATAAATGTCTTCGCCTTTACTTCGTACCGATACACGGGCTTCCCGCCTCGATCGCCTGCCGGGAATCGAGCGCACATCGCATACGCTGCAAAGTCGTCTCGGCTGCCAAGGTCAACGCCAGCACCATATGCGTCAGCGGTTTTCCAGTCGGAGATTTCGCCAATGCACTTGTCAAAGGCAATTAGGTCAAACGCTTTCTCCGAGGAAGCGACCATCCGGTTGCAATGGTAACGGGTAAAGCGGTTAATACCTACAGCGGTCCTTTTGTCCTCGTTCCATCGCTGACGTAGATATTCCAGGGAGACAGACACCCCTAGATTTGGATTGGCCTTTATCCAGCAATTCTGATCGTCGGGATCGTCTTTTTCGTCAATCTCATAAACAACAGCAAACAGGGATTCGTCAGTGTAGTTTTTGCTCAAGACATTCTTGGCGAAGTCGTAGTTTTCTCGCCATAGGTGGCTATCCTCGGCCCCTGCGGTGGTGATGATCAATTGCATGGGCTGGGTTCTGGCGGCCGACCCAGTAACCATCGTGTCGTAGAATGGGCGATGATGCTCGCCCCATGCGTGTAGTTCGTCCATCACTACAACGTGAGGGTTCAAACCGTCGAAAGGCTTGTCGCTCGAAACCATCCGAATGTAGCTTTGATTGTGGTTGTAGGTGATGGTTTCGTACTTGACTCCAGACATATTCTTGATGGCTGGTGATTGGTGCCGCATGCGTTCCGCTTCGCCGTACACGACCTTGGCTTGGTCTTTCTTGGTGGCGGAAAGCAATATCTGACCCACCGCTTCAGGTTTTCCTGTCTTTGGGTCAATATCGCCCGCTGCGAAGAAATGCGCCAATCCCGCTGCGATCGTCGACTTACCATTCTTGCGCGCCATCGACCAGTAGACCTTGCGAAACCTTCGCGAGTTGTCATCGTCACGCTTCCAGCCAAAGATTGTCCAAATAGCAAATGCCTGCCAGTCCTCCAGTTCAAGCGTCCTGCCTGCATACTCACCGATGCTATGCCGCAGCATCAGCGGGAAAAACATGCAGACCTTGGCAGCCTGCTTCGCATCGAAGTGATAGTAAAACCCGCTTGTCGATTGCCGCTTGAGGTCGTCGACATGACGCTGCACAGCATCACGCACGGCGCGTGAGACTACAATCTGGTCGTCTAGGACGCCGTCAATGTAACCCTGGACTTTCGCAGCAATTCCTTGGCTAATCACTCGCTCTCCATCCACTCCTGGAACGGGTCTTTTTCTTCTTCTTTGAAGACATGAAGCCGAGAACGAGCGCTAGGGGTTAGCCCAAGCTCGGCCTGCATCTTGAGTAGCCTGTCAGAACACTTGTTCATTTGGGCAACCTCGGGGATAGTGTTCACACCACCGCGATCGTTGTGTACGGCAATGCCACCAGTGTTGACGACATTCCACATGCGAACAAACATCGAGTAGGTCAAGCAGTATTGCTCGAGCAGGTGGGAATCGGCGGTTGCCAGGATCTTAAGTTCGTCAAGGTTTGTGCAGACCTTTTTCCAGCAAGAGTAGGCGACTTCGTCGTTGAGAACGAGGTCGGGGCAGTTTGGCCAACCACGAACCGGAACAGGTTCATCGTGGTTCTTGCGCTGCGGATCTTTCTTGTACGCTCCGCTTGCTTCTTTGATAGCCGAAGCAAATGGCTTTCTTCCTTTAACCATGAAGCATCCTTTCGTAGTTCTCGTCAGACCACCTCTTGGTGGCTACAGCTTCAATCTCGTTTCTCTCCAGCTCCTCGTGGTGTGTCCGGCACAGTGCCAGCCAATTTCTAGGCTGCATCCTGAGTTCCGGGCAGTGCTTTATTTTGTAAATGTGATGCAGGTCTTGGCTGCCAGATGCTTGCAGTACTCCAAGAAGCATGACGCAACGCTCGCACAATGGCTTTTCTTTCCTGTACCTCTCGCTT